CTTCGCCAAACATCATATCCGCAACAGTATCATGCAAGTCCTTGCCCTCTTGATATATTTTGATGAGTGCAGGGTCTTCAGATAGCATTGCTAGAACTCGGAGCTCTGCCTGGCTGTAGTCGAGCTGGAGGAACTTCCATCCAGGGGTTGCCACAAGAAGATTTCTGATAAGCTTGTTACGCGGAATATTTTGCATATTTGGTCCCGATGAAGATAGGCGGCCTGTTTCTGTGCCGTGTAGATTGAATGTGCAGCGAACACGGTGGTCACGGCATATAACTTCCCGCATACCCAATGCGTAAGTCTCGAGATACTTAGAGTATTTCCGGATGTCCCCGATAGCTTCAATAAAATCCTTTGCGTCAGGATTGTCAATTTTGCCACTCTCCACCTCTGCTAGTAGCGTTGCTAACATTGTCGCATCTGTTGAGGGCACGGGGTAGCCCAGGAGCTCTTGTAGCATCCATTTGAGCTGTTTAGGAGAGTTGGGATTAAACTTATCGCCTGCACTCTTTGCACCAGTCATCCGTTTGTACAGCTCAGGGTTCCAAATGTGCTCAGACACTACATCAAGCTTCGCCTGAGCCTTACTAATCCTCTGCTCTAGGTCGTACTCCAGTTCTTCAAGGTACTCAACATCGAGTCTCTGACCAGTAAGTTCAATCTGTAAAAACACATTAGAGGCTCGAATAAGCTGGCTATAGATGAACTCCGAACCTGGTCGAGTCAGTTTATTAAAAACATCATGCAATCTGTATGTTGCAATGCAGTCTTTCTGCATATAGGGAATTAGCGTCTCAATAGGAATATCATCGTACATAAACTCCTTAAGAAGTTTGTTATTCTGACGACACCACTCTCGTTTGTACTGGTCAAGTTCATCTTCCCAAGCAGGTGCCTGCAGGTACAATTGGGCCATGTCCTTTAGACCGTGCGTGCCCTGCTTTTCGTTGATACACGCATAGTGTTGCAGCATAGTGTCCTGGTCAATTCTGGCATCTAGGTCCTCCAGCCATTTAAGTCGACCGCAGTCGAACTTACCGTTATGCCAGATAAACATAAGGTCGGGGTCTCTAAACAGGTCCTGTAACGCTTTGTGAATGCTAGGAGATTTCCAGTCGCAATCGAACAGCGCAAGTGCCGTGTTGTCATTAAGGCCGAAACCCAAAGACAGAAGCCTGTTATCCTCCCACTCTACTCTACGAGTCTCAATATCGCATGATACCCACGCTCTGTTTGTAGCGTCGGTCCTTACAGCACCACCTCTGCCTGTCAGCAGGTAGTGATGTGCCTGGTCAATAGCTGCCGCAACATCGTGTCCGGTAGCCTGTTGCAAGTTTAGGTCACATGCATCCCACTTGTACAAAGGGGATGAGAAGTCCATGGTTGCAAAGGCTCTAACAGACTCCGCAAACCGCTCCAGCTCTCTCATATTGTTTTTAACTACATTGAGAGGGGGTACCATAAGAGTTCGACTAGCCCAAACTACCTTGTACCAAGAAACAACATCCCTGGAAGCTTTAACCTCTCGGTCTTCTGGAAAGTCTGGAGCAACCGCTCTAACAAGTTTATCAAAAGTTATACTCATTTTAATAGTTCCTCCAGTACTGCATACCAGCACATAAATGACAAGCGAGCCTGTAGGTCGAACACCTCTTGCTGTGTCATAGGTCTCTTCGTAATAGCTTGCTGTACCTGTCGCACAACAGGGCCAGCGTCGACCTCAGACGCCATAATATGCACCACGGAGCCTACAATGTTGTATTTACCGGAGTTGATACCCTCCGCAACTCGTACCTGGGGGTCCTTGCCTTTGAGCTCGGGGTACATGGTAATCAAACCAGGATGACCATTGTATACGAGTGCCTCGCACTCACGGTCCAAGTATTCAAGGACTTTAGCAGGTATAATGCGCAGATAGCCGTGCGCTGTAATTAAAGAGCCAGGCTCTACGTTCTTGCGGGGCTCACCATCTATTTCCTGCTCCTCCATCAACCAGGCGTTAATATCCCTAGCATTTAACTGAAGAACTGTGCAGTTAGTCAACAGCTCCTCAGGCACAGGCTTTTTGCTATCAGTGAGTACCACATCAGGGTACCTACCTAGGGCTTTGGAGAGCCTTGTCAACTCTCCCCCTGTCTGGGAAAATAATGCAATCCAATTTCTCCTACGCATTACAGAACCTCCTAAACATTTTTGTATTGGATACTACAAGCTGTATCTGCTCAAACCCAGGAACGTAGTTGATGAGCTCGTGTAGTTTTTGCGTCTCCTTATCCTGCAACCCTTTGTTATCATACGCAATGCCCTTCAAGCCATGCACTACGGGGTTGCTTGTATCTACTGACCGCAACCAGCGCCAGTTATCAGGTTCGAACTTTTTCATAGAGGAGTAGTACTTCATCTCCTGAGGTAAAGCAACTCCTAACAAATGATGAGGCTTGGACTGGTTGATGACTCCCTTGCGTAGGAACTCTTCTAACATCCAAATACGTCCACGAGCAAAGCTGTGCCACTTTGTAGGCGTGTTATTATCGCCTCCCACAGGGAACACATCCAACCACCAGCTAAAGTCAAAGCTAAAAGCTATCATATCACACTTGGGCTCTAGAGCTTTGTAGCACCGGATAGCCTCTGACAGGGACTCTCCCTGCACAACACCAATACGCTTGCCAGGTAAATCGGGGTACGCTCTGATAAACTGGTGGAATCTGTCTATAGTTGCGGAAGCATCTTCCAGCACATCAGGCACGATGTACCAGGTAGGCTTAAGTATACGGACCCACCCCGCAAACATAGGACCATCTGCAGCCTCCCCCAGCTCAAAGACTGAGTTGTCCAGAATGACGTCCCTACCCTGCGCAAGAGCTTGTACAAACAGATTGTAGTATGCTGGGTCGCTCTCAAACAGGTGCACTAGAGCATAATCTCCATCTGTGTGCGTCTGCATTAACTGGAACAAGCTCTTTGGAGCCTCATGGTATATTTTAATCATTCTTGCACCTCTCGCTCCATCTTTTTAATGAGACGGTTCAAGTACCAAGCTGCCTTCTGCAAGTCCTCTAGACCATTCTTAGTGCGCTCTCGCGTGATATACTTCAGCACCTGACCTTTGATGTAACCTCTGTACTCCTCGTCAGTAAGTTGGTCCTCTATAATTCGAATGACCTCAATCTTGCCTGTGTTGTAGTGCTTCGGGTGAACCACGTTCACGTTTTTTGCCATAACTAAAACCCCTCCATTGTTAGCTGTGCAGTATCTAGACCGAAAGGTCCATATCGCTTAGCAAGCTTTGCTTCGTTATACTTAAACACTTCGTCTAGTGTAAGTCCCTTAGCCCGAGCTGTTACAATTAAATACCAAAGAACATCACCGAGCTCATCAATCCATCGTTCTCTCTCGATAGGCTTTTCCTGGTAAACCTCTCTCTTCAACAGACCGGCGACCTCACCGGCCTCCTCTGTGAGACCGCATACAGCATGTTGTAATGCTTTATCGTCTGTTAGGTCTTGAAGTGTAGAATGCTCGAGCTGCATCTCGATAGATTGATGAAGCTCTTCCAGGGTGAATGATACACCATTACTTGGTAGAGTCGGCATTGCGTTCGGCCTCCCTCCTAGCTTTTAGATACTCCTTTAGTGCGGGAGTAGCTCTCCAAGAGTTGGAACCACAGGCCGTTACCGCTCCTGCAACCAAAAACTCCTTAAACATATCGTACATGAAGTACCGGTCCACACCCAAAATCTCTCGCGCCATCTTGAGACTGATAGTGCCAGCATCCATGAAGGCTTCAAGCTTCGGGTAACGCTCTAACCACTTGTCCATAACTTTTTTGTCCATTACTATACCTCCATTTGTTTTGCTATTTCCATCAGAAGCTTATCAGGCACATAACTAGCGCCAGCTCCTGGTCGTAGTAGACCTCTTGTGATTAGGTCCGACAAAATCTTCGAGCTGTCTGCTCGGTCTATGCCAAGAATTTCCTGGAATTGATACCCCTTAAAGGATGTTGCTGTTAATAGAGACTTGATTGCCGGATGTGCTGTAACAAGCAATCTAACAAAGTCAAGGTTCTCTGCTTTCTTAGCTTGAGCTCTCTTGTACTCTCGAATGTAGTCCCCATAGCCAAAAGAGCTCTTATTGAGTGTTGCTGTCAGGAACTCTCGAGCGAACTCTACATGTCTAACATCTACCTGAAGAGAGCCGTCATATGCTCCGCATAGAATTGCGAAAGCGCAGGCCAATCGTAAGAGTTTCTCATGGACCGCCACACCTACTACTAGCGGGCCGCCCCCAAGCTCCGCATTAAGTTGCGAGGCTACTTCGCGCACTTTAGTGCGAACCTCTTTTGTAATCTTAATATCCTCGGCTGCTAAGCTCCAAGCCAGGTTGAAGAGTCCTAGCCAAGGTTCCACCTTAACAGGTGTCTCAGAATCAATACCGACTAGGTCATCAACATCTTCCCGAGCAGCGGAGAGCACTAGGTCGAAACGAGCTTGGTCTTCAACTACCGGTATGAACTCTTGAAAAGCACCGTAACCCTTCCAATAAAACTCTGACAAGTTTCTCCCCGACCTGGGGTTACTAAGCCAAAGGAGTCGAGTACGTGCTCGAGCTTCGCCCTTAACAATCTTATTAAGAGTAACTGCACCGCTGGAACGAGTTGATGAAAGGTCCTTAATGTCATCAATCTCCAAGCCCGAGGCTTCGTCAATTATCAACAGGCCTCTATCGTTCATAGGAATGGCGCCCCAGGTTACAACCCAGGAGTCACCGAACTTCTGTACACCTCCGATAACACCAGTTCGTCTGGCATTCTCACCGTTGATGTACCCGCCCATACCTAATGTCTTTACAAAGCGCTGAGCCATTTGACTCTTACCGGTACGAGTATCTCCGATAACCAT